TTTTTAACCCATCCCATGTAGGGGGGATTTAGCAATCCAATTTTTAAAATCCCCCTCATAGTGCCATGCTCTTTTTGTGGATGCATGGTCTGGTAATTCATCAATTTTTTCAGTTGAATATGACGAGGGCCATCCATTGGATGGTTTTGATACCCCGTTGATAATACCGAACCCCCCAACATGAAATTCCACAACGTCCCCGATTTTATATTTCGGGTCGCCTTTTGGTTGCATTGCACACCATCGAATGTCTGAATAACTCTTACGATGATCCTCCCGTGAGTTATAATCCCACTTCTGTAATTCATTCATGTCTTCTTGCATGTCCCCAATATAGTCTAGTTTTTAAGAACGTAATCCATGATCTCCATCTCGAAAGATTTTCGATCCAAAACACTCCCCTCCTTCACATAAATAAAGGATTCTGGATATTCCGCATCCAACCCTGCCCACACCTCAATCACATCGTCCTCCTTCATCAGAAAGGTATAGCCCCCAATCACAGCTTCGTATTTCTCACTCATCACAGTCTATTAATTATTTTTTTCATCACTTGCTTAAATCTATATGTTGCCTTGTTGTTGGGAATATTCTTCCAGTGTGCGATCAATTCGGCAAACCACTCGGAATGGTTGGTGGAAGAGTAATCGGTGGGTAATCCCAACTTCTTGGCAATTGCCTTTCGATATTTTTCATTTTCAGCACCTTCCAGATTTTCCCTTTTCCTCTGTTTGATGGATCGGAAGAACCCATCCAACATGTTCTTATATTCTTCCTGAAGGTATTTTGACATTTGTCTAGAAACTCTGTTTTCCAAAAAGTGTGCGTATTCGTGGGCATAAATTTTATACTTGTCAGAATACTCCTGATCAATGTAAATCAGACGTTTCCAATACACACCAGCCGGATCGTCACCACTTCCCGTAACATTGACACCCTTTGTTCGTGGGTTTTTGCTGCTATCGGTGATGATGAACGTTGGTTTTCTATTGGGAATAATGTCCTTATAATCGAGAACAATCTTTTTGACCGTGTTTTCAACAGATCGTAGATTCACGGAACCTTCGGTAAAATCGTATGTCGCATAATGGTCGGTGTAAACCTTGATACCGAAAATATCCAATATAAGGGTCGCGTTCTCGATTTTATTCCTTAGATATAATTCCCTCAGTTCCTTCTCCCGTTCCTTGATCTTGTAGTCCTTCCATGTCTGGATACGTTCGGGTTCCACCCCAAGCTTCTCCATCTTACGGATTTTTGATACATCCTTTCGGGGTAATTTGGATTTCTCATCCTCAACCCATTGCTTGTTGTTTGGTAAGTCCTCAAGTTCCTTTTTGCGAAGGGGGTTGCGCTCACGCCTCTCAAAGAATGTAGAAAACGATTCCATCATCCTCTGATCGTTTGACCAAGCGTGGAGATATTGGCAACCCCGTTATTCACCATCACTTGTTCCATTCCAAACGTTTCACCACCCAATGCAACTATGTTAAAACCTTGCTGCCAGTTCATACACGAACCATATGTCGCATCAAGCGAACATAATGCACCACCTTCAAAACCAATTATCTGTCTTTCGGGGCGATTGCCAACAGCAGGTATTCTTTTAGCTGAACTCCCAATTCTGTGGGTATGACCATGTAGAATACTTGTATGCCATTTATCAATCTCACCTCTAGCAGACGCACCCCCAGCCCCACGCACCGTGTTACCGTGTGTCACAATCAATCCATTTAGGTCAACATAATCCACATGCTCCACATGCTCCTGATAATCTCCCATGAACACGTTCTGGTAACTCAGCTTATCCGTGATATCAGGCAATGATGCAAGTTCCCCCAAACGCTCCGATAAATAGCGTCTCCATCTACCGTCGATGGATTGTCCACTATGATTAGATACCGTTTCATAAATCTTAGCACCCCCCGAAACGGCAATCAAATTATCCAAAAATTCGTGGTAAGCAACCCGCTCATCCTGAAGACTCCACTGTTTCTTAATATCTTTGGGATATCTGGAGATGGCTAACATATCCATTGTATCACCATTCAGAACGATTGTTTTGGGTTTCAGTTCCTCAATGGTATATAGGAAGATGTTAATAGCCGCTTCATCATGACACCCAAAGTGGAAATCTGATCCTACTACAGCATAATCACTCAGACTTGAAGGAGCTACGGTATATCCACTGTGGACTTGAATCGGGGCAAGCTGTGAAAGGAACTCCATAATCTCCTCTTCAGATTTCTTAGGTTTCTTGGGCTTATCCCTTTGAAGGTTTTCGTTCACATAACCCTGCTTATATTCATCATAAGGAGTTGGGGATTCTTCGTCTTCTCCCTCTTCAGCGAAATGTTTTTGTAGCCACCCCTGAGCAGTCGATTTTGGGACACCATATGTGTCATAAATCTTTGAGAAAGTCCATCCTTTCATCACCCGCGCTTCAATCACACTTTGTTTTATTTCCATAATTTTTGTTTAGTCCTTATTATTTAGTAGAATATTTCTCTTTATAAAATTCCACCGTCTCTCTCAAAGCATCGGAATGATCCCGCAATTCAAATTGCCTACGGTAATTGAGACTATCCACAGCATATCGGAAATCATGTCCTTTTCTGTCTTCCACATATTCAATATCAGCCACCTTACCAAGAATTTCAGAAATGTCAATGATCATCTCCATATTTGTCTTTTCCACCTTTGATCCAATATTGTAACGATAACCAGCCCTGCCCCCTTCTGCGATTTCCAACAGGGATTTGTTGTGATCCCCAACATGAATCCATTCACGGATATTCTCTCCCGTGCCATAGACTGGAATCTTATTACCTTGAACCATATTACGAATCACCGTGGGAATGAACTTCTCATCCGCTTGATGCTTTCCAAAATTGTTACAGCAATGGGTCGTTAGAATATCCAAACCATACGTTGTAACATAGGAATTGGCGATCAGATCGGCAGATGCCTTGGATGCTGCATATGGGCTACGGGGATCAAACTTACAAGTTTCGATAAAAGGTGCTTCATACTTTTCCAGATGACCATATACCTCATCTGTGGAAATGTTGATGACTCTAGCTTGGGGTTGATATTGTCTTACCCATTCTAAAAGAGATACCATTCCCATCACGTTGTTTTCAATGAAAGGTGATGGTCCGCTAATGCTGCGATCCACATGGGATTCTGCCGCAAAGTGGAAAATGTAATCGAATTTATAATCCTGAAAATGAATTTTATCAATATTTCTAATATCATTATTAAGTTCCAAATATGACCAAGTATTCCAATTGGTGGCTGGTATCTCTGATTTAAGACTCCTACTACCAATACCCCCTTTATCAACATTTATAATTTTCACACCATCGTATTTTTCCAATAACATTTTGATGAAATTACTTCCTATGAAACCGCCTCCACCAGTAACTAAAACATTCGCATGTGTTAAATTAATCATAATCAGAAGTAACTTATCATTGCGTTTTAAAAAATCAAGCTAAATATCACTATGGATTACGATGATGATGACGAATTGGATAATGAGGTGAATGATATTATTTCACAGATCAAGAACCAATCAAAAAATTTCAAAAAAGAAGAAACGGAAATTCCCGAATTGAATCGGGAGAATCTGGAAGAATTACTACTGCGAACAGCCGCCAAGGTAATCACCCATTCCGTGGAGGTAATGGAAAAGATGAAAGATGATGTGATTGCCAGTGCCGATTCCAAGATGCTTGAATCTTATTCGGCACACACCAAAGCAACCACATCCGCTTTGGAAACATTATTAAAATTCAAGAATGCGGAAGACAAGATTAAGGCACAAAAGGAAATCGCTCAAATGAACATTGATTCGAAGATCACCAAGGGAGATGATGACGATGGGACTCCCAAGCTCACATTCACCAGAAATGATATTCTGAAACTTTTGGAAAAGAAAAAGGATGATGACGATGATGCTCCTCCCGCTGTTCCAGTGACGGTTGACGTTTAAATTCCGAATTGACCTTCAACGGTATTTAATAGGTATTCCTTATTCTTCTCAGGATTCTCCACCTTGAGAATGGTGTCACGGGTATCATAAACATCCCCATATACATCCAATTTGAACAATTCTTCCTTGTCCCCATCAACAACGGTCTTTTCAATTTCGTATGCAGTTGCCTTGGAATCGTTCTTATCGGAATCGAATGGTGTATAGGTCTTGCGATCTCCGAAGATACGATAGTATTCTTCCCCAATCATCTCTTTCACCTTGTCAAACACCTGTTGGCGCACATCCTTCAATTTGACGCGCCAGAACGAATCCTTGACCACGAAACTTGCGTTTGACTTAGTTACCCACTTTCCGGTTCTCTCCTCGCTGTAGCGATCCTGTGGCTTCTTATCAGCTATTGGGAGGGTGTTATCATGGATCACAGCCATTTTCATGGATGAACGGAACAATTGTTCCACCTGATCATTGGAATTTGTAATATTTTTTTGAGAAAATTCCGGTGTTTTGTTGTAAACGTCCACGGGAACGTCCAGTGCCACAATATCATCGGTGTAGAGGGTTGTATTGTGTCGGGTGGATTGGTTGTTTCCCAAAACACCCAGAATATCGGGAATCGTTTTAAAATATTTTTTATCTTTTGACAATTCCAATGTTTGAGCAGCAAGAGGGCCATTGAGGAGATGTCTCACATAGTAATCAATATCCCATGTCTCCAAATCCTTTCCCTCTTCATCCAACTTGTTGATGAATTTCTCCAATTGGTTTAAACCCAATTCATAAATCTTCTTGAACTCAATCATGAATTCAATCTCTTTCTCGGTGAATTGATCCCCCAGATTTTGGATTTGCTCCAAATCTTCCTTGGAAAAACATAATCCGCGAAGAACATCAATATTCGATCTCATATTTATTACTCAGCGTCAGGGGTTATTTTGGTGTTTGGTCCGCTATAAGTCTTACAGCATGAGAATTCATTCGTGTAACCGTCTCCTAGAAAAATATGTCTCAATTCGTGAACAAACCATCTACCAAGCAGCTTTTCATCGCTCTTCTGCTTGCCTTCTCCCACCTTGACAATATCAATGAATTTACCTCCTACTCTGTTGGCGGAACCAAGATTGGCAAAGATAGCTCTCAAATTATAAAATGTCAAGGTATTGATCATTTCAGCTTCCACCATCTTCTCCGAATCCTCCACGGGATAGGGGGAACGAAAGTGTCGGAATTTCTGTTTTGTATTTTTATTTTTAACGACGAATGGTTTGGGTTCTCCTCCAATCGCCTTGAAAGATTTTACGAATTTCTTCTCCCATTGCTTTTCAATGTCTTCCAGCTTCTTGATTCTCGTCTTGTGAATACCTAGAATTGGATCATATCCATAGACCACTGTATTGATAAAGAAATCGTTGTTGATCCCATACATGGGAGTGGAATAACCAATGTTCTTGATACCGTTGTTATACTCACTAACCTCGGCATCAGGAGGGGGGTTGTTATCGTTGGATGTATCCCCCACATCGGCAAAATCAGACAGGGTGAATGCTTCCATCACCTCATCCTTGTTCTTCTCAAATATTTTGGAGAGCAACCGAAGCTGATATTTACCCTTTTCCTCATCAAAATGGATGAATCCCTTCACATACATATCCCCATCTTTGGCATAGTAATGTTTCAGAAGATAATTCATCAAATCCATATATCGGAATGTGAGGGGAGGATGATATGTCAGTGTGAAATCGCCGCTCTGCCATTCATCATTGTCCACCATATCTTCCCCAAGCAGTTCCTTAAAAATATCCTTTAGAATATCCCCCGCTTTTCCAGAGCAGATTTTACCATATGGGATAGTATCCATGAATGGTAAAGCATCTTTATGCATCATAGATAACTTCTTAATGTTCTCGGAACGGACTTCGGGATTTCCAAAATTCTCCTCGGAAAATAAAATAAAATCGTATTTCAATTTATCCTTTGGTTTATCTTCAGGAAAGATTTCTATGGAAAACACATCCCTACCATCCCCTCTGAGAAGATACTTATCTTCCACCAGATCATAAGGATTAGCAATTGCCACCGATCCAACCAGAAATGGATTGAAAAAATTATCCGTGATCGTCAGACCACGCAGGGCAGACTTTGTGAATTTGACTTCCTGCCCATCAGGATTTTTGAGCTTGAATTCGCAGTCATAATTGACATCATTTATTTTATAAATATCTCCCATCAGAAATGCCTCCCCCCAAATATAGTATTCTGGGTGATATCAAGATAAAGCAGGGTTCTCAATTCGGTCTTGAGAACCTTCAATTGTGTTCCTCCTTCCACCCAGAAAGGGACTCCCGTGAATTTATCCTTATTAAGAAGATATATAATCCACCAAGAGCGAATGTCACCATAAACATTGAAAGATACCGTTGTAAGGGGTTGTCGAATCTGGACATTGTGGAACTCAATTACGCTAGAATCCAATTCCGGTATTTCAATCTTCTTGAGAATGTTATAATACGGGAATTCCTTCCCATTTGTGGAATCGTAATAGACCTTGAATATCCTCTCATAGCTTTTGATATCCAAAGCTGATAAGGAGGGAATCTGGTTCTGGTATTTTCCGATGTTACTCATATTTATTCTTCTTCTGAAATTTTATCCATGAAGTTGGAGACTTCGGTTGTGAGAGAGGTGAATGTCATGGAGATAAGATACCCCTCTGGTATGAGTTCATTGCCGTGCATTTGTCTAGCTCCTAGAAGCTGCACTGAAAAACTACTACAACTAGCCCATTTTATATATCTAATACCGGGAATCCTGATTTCATAAATCCTTGGTGGTTCCATTACAAGACCATTTCTACGAAATGGGCGATTGATTCTTGTAAGCTTGTTGACTAAATTTATATTTTTCTGCACACCATCAGCATTGAGTGTATTCGACAAGACAAACGATACCTCCAATCCTGCATCATTTTGGGAATATTGATATAATTTCGGAGTTTCAACATATGAACCCGGAGCAGTTGACATATTTTTGGTTGCCGTATCTACGAATGAACCTAACGAATCAGCTTTTGCTATATTATCAGCCAATTTACCAAAATTTTCTGATACATTATATGTTTTAATTTCTCCAAATAACTTAGCAGCTTCTCCAAACGCGGAATCAACCGATCCCAAGAAAGCTGATTGGAAAGTGTCACCATATTCATTACTGAATGAGCGAACGGCATCTCCTAAAAATGGAAATATAAAGGTATCATCTGGATCAGATATGTTTCCATATAATTTATTATAAAATTCATCAGGATTTACCGATGTCACAGAGTTGAGGTAACTTTTAATGCGATTTATAGATTCACTAGAATTGATCTTAAATGATTGCACACGAACCCTTGGAGCATTGTCTCTCAACACACTACCTCGTGGAATACTCGTCCAATCATAATCTCTAACCACATTAATGGATTTAGCCATGATATTACTTATGCGAGCGCATAAGCGGATGAACCATAATCACCGCGATTGGAATTCATTGGCATTGGGGATGATTTCTGACTAGAGGGAGGCTGAGAAATTGGAACAACGGTGTTGCTATTACTTCCCCCCATACTGGAATCCATTTTTTTCAGGATTTGGGCTGCAATACCCTTAATATCACCCATGATCTTGATCTGTGTCATACCAATATTACGCAAAAATTCCAAGGATTGTGAATTTCCAGATTGCACAACAGGTAATGCGTTTGGATTTGGTGTATCAGATACCACCGTTTTATCCTGTGTTTTTTGAGGAATTTTTACCGTTTTAATAGCATCAGATACCACCGTTTTATCCTGTGTTTTTTGAGGAATTTTTACCGTTTTAATAGCATCAGATACCACCGTTTTATCCTGTGTGGGGAGCGGTTTTGCTAGACCCGATTTTACCCTCTCCTCGCGGCTTCTGGGAGTCCCATCTGGGTTAAGGATGCCGCGTTTTATCAGCTCTTTTTGTTTCTTTGAAAATGCCTCTTCGCTTGCAGCAGCATCGCGCCGTGAAGCTCCAAGGGCAACTATTTCCGCTCCTGCCCCATATATGGTGCCGAATGGATTTTTCACACTTTCCACCACCCGTGTAGATGCATCTTTTTCTGCAAGACCTCGATATTTTTTGACTTGCTTATTATGAACTTCTACTGCGGCATTCTTTACTGCACTAGCCGCGTCACTAAGCGTTTGCTTTACATTATTGTAAAGCGTGGTAACACCTTTTACTAACAAATCACCCACTAAAGCTAGACTACTTGTAATTCCACTCCACATAGAAGAGGCAAACTTTTTTAATTTATCATATGCACTATTCAGTATACTTGTCTTGATGCTAGTATCCTCATCACTATCATCAAGAATACCGAACCATTCCAGAGGCTTTCTGAGAACCCATGGTAAGTTCTTCAACTTCTTTTTGATCCATGCTTTCAAACCGGAAAACCATCCCGTTTTCGGAGACAGGGATTTATCGGATTCTTTCTTATCCCCAAATCCTAATAGCATTTCAATACCCGTAACAATCGGACCAAGACCACCAAACGATAATAATGATGCACCAAATTGATAAAGACCACCCATGATGTCTCCGCTTTTGAAAGCGTTCCAAGACATCTCCATTCTCTTAAATCCACCAATGACAGGTAGCCAGAGGGCATTCTTCCATATCCAGTTGCCAATATTTTTGGTCATACTACCTAACAAGCTGCCTTTCTTAATATCTTTCGTATTGGTTTTTTTTTCATCACCAAATCCTAACAACATCTCAATACCAGTGACAATTGGACCAAGAGAAGTAAACGACAGCATTCCAAACGCAAATTGTTTTATGCTTTCCATTATATTACCACTTTTTAAAGCATCCCAAGACATCTCCATTCTCTTAAATCCACCAATGACAGGTAGCCAGAGGGCATTCTTCCATATCCATTTACCAATTCCTTTTGCCATATCTCCAAGCAAGTCCATCTTAGCTCCTTGTTGCTTGCCCGTAGCACCACCAGTTTTAACATCCAGAAATGCGTTGAGAACGTCCAAGCCTATGGACAAAGTTGTGCCAAGTCCGGGAGCCACTAAATCAAGTAATCCTGCCAAGCCGCTCAATACATCGATCACACCTCCAACAGTATCCCCACTGCTGAAACGAGATATGGCAAACCCGAATGAAATAATTGTTCCAATTAAAGGGATTCTTTTAAGAACCAACAACATCGGTTTTAAAAACTTCACCATTTTAGTCATTATACTACCACCCTTTACCATGCCCCCAAGAGCTTTGAAAGGGGCGGATATCATCCCTTTGAGAGATGAAATAAATCCGGTCATACCACTTGTGACCATTTTAACAATATCGTCAATAGATAATAGCCTTTTAATTAAATTACCTATGAAATTTTTTGGTATTAACTTTTCAAATAAGTTACCTATCAACTTATCAGGCATTAGCCCCCGTGCTATTTTGAGTATCATTTTAATTTGCCTTTCAACGATACCCAATCCTAATCTAGCAAGCATTTTCAAAGCACCCTTAAATGGTCCGTCTGTCATTAGTCCCGCAATTAACGCGCCGATACCCACCACTAAAGGTAAAAGAATTTTCCACCAAGATGATTTAGCATCAACTTTATCCCCCCCTTGTTGTATCTTCTCCCCTGTTTTACCCGTTACTTTCTGAATGGAAGTCTTGATCGCCTTATCAGGAGTCTTTTTCTTCTGATATTCAAAGAATGTCTTGGCAAACAGGGAAGCGATTTCCGTTGTTCTTTTGCGCTCATTGCTATTGAGCGTGGGTGTCACCCTTTTATTGGGATCAGAGGGATTATTACCCTGCAATACGTTCTTATCTTCCAGAGATTCCCCCTGTGGAACGCCAATGGTTTCATTGACCGTTTTCAGTAATCCAAGCAGTTCTTCCAATAAAGCGACATTCACTTTATTATTTAATCACCAATCAATTATCAAAGAAGGACACATCAATATCAAACGCCTTTTCCTCACCATTGATTGTCACTTTCAGATGGGATTGCTCATCCTCCTTGAAAGATTCAATATATTTGATGATTTCCTTATTGATTGATAGAGGTAGATTTTCCACGATTTTCACACGATCCTTTACAGGAGTATCGGCAAATACGATCTCATTTTCTCCGAATTTCACGGATTTGATAAATTTTACAATTTCAAAAGTGTAGATATTACCGATGTTCTTACCCGCATCCTTATCCCCATCCTTTTTCAGAATTTCAATGGCATAATTGATAACCTTATTCTCTTCCTTGAGAGTGGGGGTAGCCAGAACCACATCCACGGCACCATTGATCACCTTTTCCTTGGGGGATTTGATCTTGCGGGTGCTTTGGATGTTGCTTTCAATACTACCAACTTCGCCATCCAGCTTCAGATCATTACCAAGGCTTTCTCCCCGAATTTTGAGAATCAGAGGCAGCTTATCTTCAACTTTGAGGGTATCGGATTCCGTATTCTCAATAAGAATATCATTAAGGATTTTTTGGAACTTGAGAACACCCACCGTCCCATCGGCTACGGTGGCAATGATGTCTTTCTGTTGCTTGAAAGTGAGGGGAGAGCAATCCACTTCCTTTTTGGTAGAAGCTTGGTATGCCTTGAATTTGGTTGCCTTGAGTTCCTGAATACTATCAAGGAATTGTTGAACGTTGTTTTCCATGTGTTTATTTAAGATTAAAATTAATTATGGGCATAAACCGTAAAATCATCATAACAAATTAAAGTTAATCTAGGTTCTGTAGTATCTCCCATCTCACGCTCCGTATGAGGATTGAAATCTTTGATTTCTAAAGATTTTGTCCCATTTGCAGTATGAATGGTTACATCACTATCCATATCATATTTATTGAGCCTTTCAATCAAATCTCGTAATTTCATATTAACCATACTTACACTATCAATTTAAAAAATCAACCCAATTCTGGTGTTTTTTCCGAAGTATTTTCCTGATTGAGCTTATCGACAAAGTAATCAATGTCTCGCATGGTGGAATTCAGGAGTATATTACCGTCTATTTTAGCCGACAGGTGGTAGATGATATCTCTATAATAATCTTCCCCATACGGATGGCACAGACCCCTTAGAAGCTCAAGGGGAGCATGTCCCATGAAATTAATATTAATGTTTTTCAAGGATGAATTAGTAAAACGAATTGTTTTGGATTCATTTTTGAGAAGTGCATTGATCAGAGTATTGTATGTGGATGCGGGAAGCTGTTCAATCAAAGCTGCTTTATCCCCCACATTGGCAAAATCCAACACGGATTCCCCATATTTCACCTTTCGGATCGTCTCCGATATGGAGAAAATATCGTAATCCTTTTTAAACAGGGGAGGGACATCCAATTCAAATTCCAGATTATCGGTCTTGATGATCAGGGGTTCCTTATCGTAATTTTCCAATTCTTTTATAAAGTATGAAAGGGATACTTTCACGTTCTTCTCTTCCACGGTGAATCCCATGTCATAGGAGACATCACGTTCCCAACATGTTAAAACACTTAGAAACTTTTCATAAATGTTATCCCCTGAAAAGTTGTTGAGATAATCAATCAGGCAATCATCCCCATTTTCGGAGATTTCTTTAAGGTCTTTGAATTTGATTTTCATAGCTGAGAATAATTCTCACAAGCAAACGTCACACTCTTGATCGGATAATCAGTGTTGTCATAATCCATGGTGAATCCCTCCACAGCAACGGGGAATGCCCGTTTGAATTGGTATCCTTTTCGAAGCACCCCGTTATTGGTGTATTGTTTTACGGTGATGGTGGACTTGAGATTCACACCACGCTCCACCAGACCCTTGATACCAATGGCGATCTGCCAAGGACGAAAATACTCATGCTCCAAATCCTGTCTTGTTTCCAGAAAGTTGATGGAGAAGCTACGGGAGAGGAAATCGCTTCGGGATGACATGGCATAGCCGGGAAGGAATCCACCATAGGAATCTCCTGCCACCATGGGAGTGAAATTGGATGATTCTTGGGGGATGGTAACAGCTTGGGCTGGAAGTATTGTTCCGTTCCTAGTCATGGCATTGGGAGCGATCTTGGCTTTCCAATTCTCCCCAGCATCCGATAGAACGCTATTGATTGCTGATTCCGTAACACCATCTATGGATACCGTCCAAAGAACTGGTATAGATAGACAGTATTTGGCTTCTCCTGAGAACGCCTGAAGGAAATCGTTGATTTGAGGACCAGCCATGAAGATACTTAATCAGAAAGATTAAGCAACGGAGAAATCTTTATAGAAGTGATAAGCGAAAGTAGCTGGGAAATTAAGAACTTCTCCAGTTCCATCAGCAATTTGATATGCAATTTCTCCGATGGTTCTCAAAGAGGCACCAACAAGCTCAATTGTTTTAATAACTTCCAACGACCCGCCGCTGGAAACATTGGTTCCACGTTGGCATGGAATTTGGAGAACATCTAAAGTGATAATTGACTCAAAACCGGGCATACAGATATTTCCAGTGGTGTCCTCATTGTTGAAAAGAAGTCTGCTTGCGCGTTCAAGTTTGGTGCGGATATCCAAGGATTGGTCAACATAAAATTCAACACTCCAACCTTCAGAACCCGGATAAGATGATTTTCCCGGCAAATTGAAGGTCTGCCCACTGAAGTTGACTTGCTTGTTCTCAATATCGCGTCCGGGTAGGGATGCACTACGAGCATAAATCAAATCTGTTTCTCCGTTTAGAGATAAACCAGTGATATTGATCTGTTTAACACGGAATAGGAAGTCCCTTGCAAATTGTTTTTGGGAGGCTTGGTTGAAAAAGTTTTCGATGCTCGTTGCCATTGTATTATTATTTAGTCATTTGGTATCACTTTTTTCCAAATATATCCTTTAGCACTTCTCCCAATTTTATCACAAACTGGATTAATATATCTACTATCTATTCCAGTTTGTCTTGCTGCTTCTCTAATTGATGGATATCTTCCAATAAACTCACCACATTTCGTATATTGCTCCACTTCTATACGATCTTTCCGATTCATCATTAATTTATTTTTATGTTCATTGGATGTTTTTTTACCATATCTACCATTTCTCTCACCTCTACGCGAATCTCCCATTTTTTTCTTTGTTTCCTCTGATAATTTTTTACCATACATTGGATGTTTTTCACCCCTTTTAGATTTGGAAATATTCTCCCTCCACTCTTTTGTGATAATCCTCCCTTTAAAAATTTCACTTCTTCTTTTACGAGATTCTTCAGAATGTGTCGCACCTCTCCTATTTTGACCCTTTATCCATATATTATAACCATTTTCAAATACAGAACTTTTATATTTTTTAATCATTTCTTCTTCCAATTTTATCAAATCATCTTTTGTAAAATTTGGAAAAAAATAATATTCAAATGAAAAATTTTCAATACCGTATTTTCTAATAGCTTTAATTATTGGTCTGTTTTCTTTTTTAAGACGACAATACGAATACATTCGCTGTTTTAGATTTAATGTTTCTCCGATATAAAATTTATCATTTATATTATTTCTGAAAATATAAATTGCTGGGGATTTTTTATAATCAGTAGGAACTCCTATATTGTCGATAGTAGTGGACATATTATTATTTAGTTGTTCGACACAATCTTTTCTAATAAAAAATCCCGATTAGTAAAAACCAATCGGGATTTAGATTTTTTATTTAGTCAGATGGTTAAATCAATTCTTCCAGATTCGCATCACTACGGGTAGCCGTAAAAGTTATCAAAATAAACTCAGCGGTTCTCGTTGGTTTGATCAGAATATCAACCTTCAACTCATTGGTATCAATGACTTGTGGAGTATTATTCCTTTCGTCGCAAACGATCAGATAATCATAGCAACCACCGTTCTGTTTCGCAAATTCGAAAATCGGCGTAAGCGTGTTTACCAAGCGAGTGCGTGTGAATTCGTTGTTGGGTTCAAACACGAAGAATTGGGCAGCTTTCTTGGTAGGTCTTTCCAGAGCAAGGAACAACCTACGGACATTGATGCGATCAAATGCGCTTGGTTTGCGGCTCATGGTCTTTTGACCAAAGACAACCACACCTTGGGCGGGGGAGAACATAACAGGGTTGATGTTGATCTTGTAGAACTCATCACGCTGTTTCTGATTCGGATTGATTGCGATGTCCAGAGCGTTTGTCACCAGACCACGGGTGAATCCAGCAGGAGCAGACCATGGGAATTCCGCAGCATCGCTACGTGCCATGATAGCAGCTTGGTATCCAGAGAATGGAAGCCAAACCTTTTCACCTGTGAAATCATCATAGGCTTGCACCCAGTTTCCATAAGTTGCAGCATAGGAAGTGTTTTCCAATTCGAATTGGTGTCTCATAGCCCAATAAACATCTGTTTGGAAGTTCTTGTTTCTATCAGAAAGAATCTTGGTGTTTCTTCCAGTCACAAGAATGTGACGGATAGGATCAGCGATAAACATACAATCTCCACGACCACCAGTATTGGAGGGAAGGTTACAGAAATTCTCAAATTGGTTGAAGATCGCGCTGTAATTGGCACGAAGATCGGTTGCTTCCGCATTATAGAAAATATCTTGGGATGTTCTCAGGGAGTCCACCTTAGCCTTCAACGCACTGTTATAAAGGGTATCGTCATAATATGCGGTTCCAGCAGCAGAAGCCATTGTGAAGATCGCTCCCAG